CGAAGGAACTGATCGCGCGCCGCGGCGGATTCACCGCGGCGCTGAAAGGAAAATGAAAATGAAACACCGCTGCGGTCATCAAGCGGTGCTGCCGCCCTATATGGGGCGGGGCGCAGCTCGGCAGAGGCGGATCGCCGCCTATCTGGAGCGGGTATGCCCGCGATGCGCCGTCGAAGCCGCCCGGTGCCAATGCATGGCGCTGACAAACCTTGATGGTTCGCCAGCGCCGCTTGCATACCGCGAGCGGAAGCTGGCGGATCGACTTGCGGCGCTGCGGCGGATCTACGGAGCCGCGGCGCTGAAAGGAGAATGACAAATGATAGTAATCGAGCAAAGTATTGAGATCCTGGAGGAGACCCATGACGGCGATGATCTGACGCCGCAGGACCTGCGGCTCGTTGAAGCCGCTGTCAACGGGTGGTTGAGCGAGACTGGTAAGGTTGCATTCGACGAGCTGTACCGTCGCGTACAGCGCGGGAGGTGAACCGTGGCTGAAATCATCAAGCGAATCAAAGCCTTCGGCGTGCCCTGCACGCTGTGGGCGTCCAAAGATCCCGAGGGGCGGCGTGTCTACGCCGTCAGCCGCGACCGGGGCGGCGTCGCCGTCGAGCCGCAGGGCGGCTGGCGGTACACCCAGCGCCTCACCCGGCTCGCGGGCGAGGATGCGACCAAGGCGGAGACGGATGACTGATTAAGCCCGCCTCCTCCCCTGATGAGCGCGGGCCGAAACGCCCCACCCGGGGCGTCGGGAGGATAAAGACATGAGACTCAGGACCCCTAGCGACATTCAGCAATCGATCGCCCAGTGGCCTGGCTACTGGGCAGCGATGGACCTTCAACCATCCGGCGAGGTCCGGATTCGCTACTACGACGGCGGCGAGGCAAGCGCCGTCTTCACGCGGCGCGACGCCAATGACTACTACCTATGGAGCGAGACCCGACAGGTCCGGCTCCAGAACTGGAAGCGGGCGGATGAAATGTGGGAGTTCGTCCGCGAAGTCCTGAACCGCGGACCGGACCGTTACGGGCTCGCGCAGCTCCCCCTCTGACCCCTCACCCCGGCTCACTCACGAAGCGGGCCAGGGTAGGCGGTTAGCCTGAGAAAGGAGAAGCAATGAAGTATATAGTCGATTACGATCCTCCAGAGGGACAGAGCAGCAGAGTCCCCGGATTCCCGATGCCCCATGAGTTCGCCACGTTAAAAGAGGCTCGCCGGTACATCCGACAGCAACTGGGAGTCCGGCGGCTCCACCCAAGCCGGCGATGGGACCCCGACATTTACGAGAGCCGGGAAGATTCGACGCTCGTCAGCACCGAAGCGTATTACGAGACGCCTGACGAGGGATGCGGGTCGTACTACATCCTTCGGCGCGAAGCTCCTGAGAAGCACTACGATCTCCGGCTGAGGTCTCAGTATGACGTGCTCTGACCTCTCACGCCAGCTCGCTCACTGAGTGCGGCTGGCGCGGGCGGTTAGCCCGAGGAAGGAGAAAGGACGTGAATGGAAGAGAAATCAGGGAAATCCTGATGCAGCCCGCTGTCAGCCGTGCGATGATGCTCGGCACCGAGAATCCGGCTTTGACCAAGCTCGTCAAGGCAAGAAAAATCCGCCGCGGCATCCTGCGCGCGAAGCGGAATCTCCAGCAGGATGTGGCGCGGCATTACAGTCCCCGGATGGACGCTGGCGAATGGTACGACGCTGGACTCAGCCTTGGCCCGCATCCGGCCCAGGAGCTGGCCATGCAGCGGTTGATTCGGGAAGCGTTCGAGGACCCGACGCTGCCGCCGGAGCTGCGGAAGAATGCGGCGCAGTAAGCCAGAGTGGAAAGGAGAACAGGAATGAACTTGAAACTTGTCCGGGCTGTCTACAGAACAGCCCTTGAAGCCAAATGGGGGGGCGAAGCAAACGCGGCGGCCCTCCACTACGGCATTCCGGAGATGCAAGTCCCTCCGCCCTACCCGGTCGCCGTATATGACGGCGAGAGGAAATACTTGGGATACTATCTCCGCGACTACCCTCGCGATACCGACCGGCGGACCCTTACGCCGGCGGAGGCTGCCGGCCCGGAGCTGCCAGTCTACCGCGACATTCGCTGCGTGTTCCGCCACGCCCTGATTGTCCGCTTGCCGCATGGCTGGCTCCTAGAGGAGCTGGACGGGCCCGGCACCCGGTATGTACGGGACTTGCCCGAGACGGTCAGGTCCCAGCAGGTGTACGAGGAAATCCTCGCCACTATGCCGCCCGGCTTGACACCCGGATTACCTGGCGAGATCCGGGCCCGCAGGCTCTGGGCGTGATGAGCCGCCGATCCGCCCACATAGCCAGCGCCGGGCGGCTTTGGTGCAGTCGAAACGGCGCAACGGCGGCGAAACATTGGTGCGCTAACCATCCACATCATCCTCCAAACGTAGATAGCGCGGATGGAACACCAGTTTCGCCGCCCCAATAGGCCCGTTGCGTTGCTTCTCGACGCTGATCCGCGTTGGCACTGGATTCCCCGCCTCCATCGCCTCCTCGCGTGCTTTCCGCCGCTGCCAGATCACCAGCACAATATCCGCATCCTGCTCAATCGTCCCGCTCTCCCGGAGCATTGAGAGCGACGGGGGCTTCTCGTCCTCATCCTGGTAGCGCCTGATTTGCGACAGTGCTATCACCGGGATCTGATGCTCGGCTGCCAGTAGCTTCAGGTCCCGCGTCATCTGCGAGACCTCCTGCACCCGGTTTTCGGTCCGGTCGGCACCGCGCAGCAATTGCAGGTAGTCGATCACCACGTAGTCCGCCCGCCGCCCCGCGGCCTTGTGTCGCTGGAGCGCCGCGTGCAGCGAAAGAACCGTCCGGCTGGGCTGGTCCGAAACGTAGACCGGGAGCTCGGCAAGCTCTCGCGCAGCTTCCGCAACTTCCCGCCGTTCCAGGTTGCTCAGCCGGCCCTTGCGCCAGTGCTGCATGTTGACCTGCGCCGCCGCTGCGATCATCCGCCGCCAGATCTCGGCCTTGCCCATCTCCAGCGATGCCAGCAGCCCGTGCCGCCCGCATTTGCCGGCGTAGTGGCAGATGGCGCCAGCGACAGCGCTTTTGCCGTGCGACGGCCGCCCAGCGATGATCACTAATTCGCCACGCCGAAACCCGCCACCGAGAATCGCATTCAGATGTTGCCAGGGAAGCGGGAGCACTGGCTTCATTCGCGCTGGATTGAGGAAGTCCTCCAGCGGCGATTCGCGCTTCAGGTATTCCGTGAGCGACAGGAAATCCCCATCCGTCCGCTTGCCGCCAATGCCTCGGAGTTGCTGCTCCGCCCGTTCCAGCAGTTCCGTTGCTGTTCCGGCCCCCTCTGCTGCCTCACTGGCGATGGCACGTGCTGCATGGATGAGCCGCCGGCGCATCGCCGCTTCCTGAACTGTCCTGATGTACGATTCCAAGCCGTACAACTGCGGCAACCCATCGTCCAGGCTCACCAGGTAGCTCAGTCCGTCGATTCTGCGGAGGTCGCCCGTCTCCTCCAGTCGATGCGCCAGCGTCACCCGGTCCACCGATTGCCCCTGCATATGCAGCTCCCGCATCGCGGTAAAGATCAACTGGTGTTTGCGCAACAAGAAGTCGAGCGGCTGGAGCGAGGAAAGCATAGCTAGGAGGGCTTTGGCGTCGGTCATCGCGGCACCGAGGATCAGCCGCTCAACATCAACTGCCGCCGGGAGCTTATCTGCCGCCATTCAGTCGCCTCGCTCTATGTGGCATGGCTCCCCCGCGAGAAATGCCCATTCCGGCTTCGTACGGCGCCCTCAGCGCATTTTCAGGGATTCCCGAGTGGTTACCTGCCCGGAAAGTGCGAAAGTCGCCCAGAGCGGACCTATGAGTCCGGAATGGCCGGGTCCCCAATTCGCTCCAGTGGACGGCTAGTTGGCGTCGCGGATTTACCTCGTCACTCCCTGCTCTCGTCATACAGCCTCCCGAATGGATCTTCCGGCTCCGGAATCTTGTCCAGATCGCGCTTCTCGCGCAGCCACCGGTGAAGCGCCGGCCAGTAGCGAGGCTCGATGCCTTCGGCTGACATGTGCTCAACCCACGCCCTGTGCCGCTCATCAATCCGGGCTGCAACCTCGGAATGCTGCGAATCTGGGAACTCTGATAGCCTCTCTGCCCATGCCTGCTCCGCCATAATGCGGCCGTCCTTCTTGGCATGGCGGTTGTAGATTCGCTCGAATCTCTCTAAGTGACTTTGCGACACACACACCTCTGAGCTTTGCCCAGTTCCGCCAGACGGTGTTACCGTTACGCTGCGGTCCAGTGTGTGTGTTTCGTATTCAGATTCGTATTCAGATTCAGATTCGGGAGTGACATGTGATTTCACGTGATTTCGCAAAACTTCGCAGGATTTCACACGATTTCGCAGTGCACTTTTGTGATCCGATGTGATGTCACGTGATTTCACATGATTTCGCAACACTTGAGCGATCGGACTTGTTGCGCCAGTCAGTGCCGAAAAGGTGAAGTCCTCCGTATATGTGATAACGACACAGTCAATTTTCCTAGCCTCGTTCATGTCAAAGGACGCTGATTGCCCAGCACCAATGAGAACAGGCTGAGCGCCGCTCTGCTCCGAATACCTCGCCACTTGCCGGAGGGAAGCTGGTGAAAGTTTCGAGCGCTTGATTTCAATGACATACCGCTCGGACCCATGGCTAACGACGAGATCGGCATAGCCAGTGCCGATACGCACTTGCCGCTCGACGCTATCGAGGCCAGCGGCCGTGAGCTGGTCGCAAACCAGATCCTCCACGTCCCGTTCAAGGGGCAAATCCGCCTCTCGTGGTAAATCCGAGGTTGGTGGCGGCGGAAACTTGCTTTTCATCCGCCGTAAACGCTGGCCGAAGTTTACAATGCAAACGTAGTCGCGGTTGGCAACAGTGTAGGCCTCAACCAGCCCAGCCGCTTGACACCCCCTCAGCCATTCCGCAACCTGCGCTGGCGTGATCGAGGCGACGCGAAGCGGGAATGTCGCCGCGAGCAGGAGCCTTGGATCGCCGTGGTAGCGGCCATAGTCGTCCACGACGCTCATCAGGCGCCGGTAAAAGACTTCTTCATCAGCGGTGAGCTTGTCCACCGCTCTGCTTGTGAGAATGGATTCTCGGATGATTCTGTTAGGCATATCTACTAGGGTGTTGGGCTTGCTTCAGTCGGTTCCGCTTGTAGCGGCGGAAGTGCGGGCGCAATTCCGGCCAGATCCGCTCGAACTCCGCGAGATCGCAGCCGAGCATCCGCGCCAGCAGTGGCGGATCATCCGGGATGCTGCCATCGAGGTAGCAATGATCAAGCAGATCCCGGTAGGCTCCCCGAGCAGCCAAGCTCATCTCGAACCTTGTACTGCTCGTGAGCCAGTCACCCGGATACCAAGGATAGCTGTTGATCGTTTTGGTTGTTCGGCTCATCGAATCGTAAGATTCGCTGCCTAAGGCGCTTTACGGCGACTTCGCAGTATTTCTCTTCTATCTCGATACCAATGGCAGGTATCCCAAGATCTTTCGCTGCCGCAAGTGTTGTACCAGAGCCGCAGAAAGGATCTAGTACGCTCCCACCACCAAACCACTTCACTAGCCACCGGACGTGCTGATACCGCCGGGGTGCCGGGTGGGGCAATTTCTGCGGATTGAATGCCTCGCTTTTCCTGTTACCAGTTACAAATTCATCGGTCCTCGTACTGGTGCACCGTCCCGGTAACACAGTCGCCCCGGCTCGCGCTGGTGGTGGTGAACCGAAGACGTAAGCCACGTCTCCCGTGTAAAGCAGTCGAGCCTTATAAGAAGCACGGACATACTCCAGCCAGCACACCCGGAAGAATTTAAACCGATTGGGAACGCTCCTCAAAAAGCGGGGGTCGCTGTCGCACCCAAGTTGAACGACAATGCGCTCACATCTAACCAGTTCCAATACCTGACGGCATAGCTCTTCTGGGTCGGGCACGTTCGGAAACACCGAGTTCGGCCACACCGGATCAGTAATCACACTGTCTGTCGTGATCCCGGTTGCGAGCACTTCCCGCGCATCAGCGCAGTAGAGAGTCACGAGATCATCCTGATAGTACGGCGTCATTCGCTATCCCTGACAAAATACTCCGTGATGTCTATGTCCTCCGGGATGTGATGGCCGCTGCGCCTGAGCGCTGCGATCCGGCAGGCAATGTTCTTCCGGTTGCGCTGCCGCATTTCTCTAGCCCGCTGTTCCACCCGGCGCCAGCCGCGCGTTTGCCGCGCATACCGTCTCCTGGCATTGCTGGTTTCAATCAGCCGATCAAGTTCGTCTAGATTTTCCATGCTTCACTCTCCGTGCCGGCGAATCATCGTGCCCCGGCTCCGCCTGGGCCATGAGCTGCTTCCCGATCTGCACGTATGACCGCATCCACTGCGCCAGAGTCTTTGCATCCTCGCCGGAAGCACGCTCAGCGAGATCCCGAAGCGCCTCGCCCAGGCGGCCGTGGAAAGCAACCGGACTCAGATATTCCCCGCCTGCATTCTTGCCATTTTTCGCCATCAGCCGCTTGGAAATCGTGAGACACAGATCATTTCGAGTGAGCACAAAGCCGTTTTGCGTCTCGTATAATACTCGCTCCTCGGCGGTTTTGTATTCACGACGTCGGTGTTTTGTGATGTTTTCTGCGGAGTTCATGTGTTGGTTTCCTGATTTGAAGTTTCCGGCTCCGGCAGCTTTTTCGCGCTGAGCTTCAGCTCGTAGCCCAGCTCGTATAGCATGGCGGCGAGATCCCAAAGGGAAATTTCGCCGTCACTAAACAGGTGGCGCACGATCCGCATACTCTCTGATGTCTGAACGTTGCAGTGCTTGCTCAGTTCGCTCCCGAGCCACTCTGGGCTGCACGCCTGTTCTCCTAGCAGTCGTGCTACTAGCTCGGCAGCGTCGATTCCAGCGCCATGCACGTAGTAGAGGCGGCGGTACCCCAGGTTCTGCATTAGTTTTTCGTGGATGGTCATTTTAGCCTTCTTTGTTATAATTCAATTCGACATCGAAGATTTCATCCGGCACCCCAGAGATCTGCTGTAGTTCGGCGAGCACATCACCGATTCGGTCCCATGGGCAATCAGTCAGGTGACGCCCGAAAACGCCGGGCCTGCGGTACGGCGGACAAGTGCAAGGGTAACGTCTTTGAAGCGCTTGAACTAGACGAGCTACCAGCGCTCGGGAGTCGCTTGCCGCTTGCCAGGATGGCATTATTGTTTCCTTAAAGGTATTCGCTTGCATCGTCTAGCCCCTCTTGCAGCAATTGCACGCCTTCGCGGAATGCACCATCAGCTCTGTCAAGGCTGCCAATGATGTCAACGAGTTCGGTGATTGTGTCGCGCAATTCATCTCGCGTTTGGGCTAATTTATTCTTCAGACCCTCGATCTCATTCAGTTTGGTTCGTAGCGTTTTGTTCACGGTCCGCGTCTTGACGCTCACTCTGCTTCCTCCATGCCGCAAGGAGAACTGCGGCGTCGCCTGTTGCGGTGTAGCGCACCCAGGCATTCCCGTCCTTGATGGGCGGCCAGGGGATCGGCCAGTACGGATACACGGCATCGCGCGTATCCTCTACCAGGTAGCCGTCCTGCTCCCTGACGCCGTGCTTCTCCAGGTTCTCGCGGAGCAGCCCGCGCAGCAGCTCTTCTGGCGATCCGTCGAACTGGTCAATCCATGTGTTTAGGCTCATCCGTTCCTCCCGCATCGAGCAAGCTGTGCAAGCGCGAGCGCTGCCTGCAGAGGTACGACTCCATTTCCGAGTGCGCGCAAGGCATTGGTTCGGTGATGCACCACCAGATCGGCCAGCCCATCAGCCATGCCACGAAGAGCGGATTCAGCTTCCGCTTGTGAAATCGCAGGTCGCAGCCATGGCGTCCGCACCCGGCTGGTCCGGGAGGGAACAGGCGGCAGTCTGGAGGTTCGGGCCGCCATTGCGCCCCTGCCGCCCCGGTCCCGTCGCAGCGTTGGCATGTGGCGTCGGCCACCATTTCGCCTGCGACTCCAACCCCACCGTCCGCTTCTCGCCTGTCGCCGTCCGCCCTTTTGCCGATGCGATCTCCACGCCCACGCTTCTCCCGCCGCCCGGAGTTTGGGGCGTGTACCACTTCGGAGCCGACCAAGCGACTGCTTGTTTGCCGACATCGCCCCCTCCTGAGCCGCCCCTCTTGCCGTGACTGTCCGCGTTCCCCATCCCATGCGGCGTTTTCCAGCTTCGTGCAGTCGCAATCAATGATTGCCCGCTCTGGCGGGAATTGCCCGGCCGTCCGCCCCTCATGCCGTGGCCGGATTGGGACTCCCCGGTGTCCGGAGTGGGCCAGTTCAGGGCTGCTCCGCTCAGATTCTGTTGCCTGCCAGTCCGCGCCTTTCGCTTGTGCCATTTCGCCGCATCCGCCGCTTGGGCTGTAGGCCAAGATGAACACCCGCTCTCGTTTGTGGGGGGCGCCGACATCCGACGCTCGTACACACATCCATTCCGCATCGAACCCGAGCGCGGAAAGGTCTCCAAGAACTCTGCGCATTGCTTTGTTAGCAAGCAAACCTGGGACGTTCTCAATGAATACCCAGCCGGGTCGAACCTCCCTAGTAATTCGAGCGAACTCCGCCCACAGGCCGCTGCGCTTCCCTTGGATTCCGGCTCGCTTGCCAGCGACGGAGAGATCCTGACAGGGGAAACCGCCAATGATTCCATCCACCTTGCCACGCCACGGGCGACCGTCGAATCGTCGCACGTCAGACCAGATAGGAGCATCGTCCAGGGAGCCTTCCGCAATACGCGCCGCCAGGATTGATGCGACAGTGATTTCGTCTTCCACGTAACAGACGCAGCGAGCTTGCGGCAGAGCGATTCGGAGAGCGAGGTCAAGTCCTCCACCTCCGGAGAAGAGCGAGATATATTTGGAACGTGCAGCCACATGACTCATCACTTGGGCACCGTTGCCTCCATGGGCATTGTGGCACAAACGGGATTATGTCGGCTGGTCGAATTCCTCACCAGTCCTCAACCTACTGCCGCTTCTTCAGCTCTTCCAGTTCCCGTAGGGCACTCTTATAGTCGCGGAGCAGCCTCTCCCACTGTGGCAGCCTCCATCTTGCTAAGCGTTCAGCCGCAGCATGACAGGTTGCGGCCTCGCGCCGAAACCCATCAAGTACCCCGCGATAATAAGCCGGGCTCTCGCGTTCTTTCATAGCTCCTCCTTCCGATCTTTGCGCGGCTGAAAACCCTCGCAGTCATCGTTCGCATAGTACTGGGGAACTGTTACAAGTTTGGCTACGCGTAGCCGCACTGGTAGCGGAGCATAGCATCTGCCCCAATTCACACCGCCTGATTCGAACCACTTACAATCCTTACAGCGCTTTGATTTACCTCGCGGCATCTGGCACCTCCCTGACTTGCAAGTCACTCGGCCACTGATTGAACGGGATTTTCCTGCCCTGCTCCGTAATCTGCTTCAAGAAGAACGGGACGTGGGCCGCCGCGCACTGATCCCGCAGGGAGCGAAACCAGTCCGGCTCTGAGGGTCTGGCCTTCGGGCCGCTTTCGCCGCCAGCGATTACCCAGCTAACCCCGCCGGGTCTCAACCATGGTGACAAATCAATAGGTCCAAGAAGCGGCTCCAGGGAGACGAAGCGCAACGCGGCTGGCGCTTGGACTAGGTGCTGGATGCGCCAGAGATAATCCGAGTTTTCCACTGATACGCCGAGCCAGACGTTGTCCAGCCGGATACCCGTCAGCCCGTCACAATGGAGCCTGATTCGTATTTCTTTGACTGTGTTGAGAAACCTAGCGGTCAGCGCTACCCACCGGCCCAGCGTCTCGTTGGACGAGCAATATTTCCTCATCTGACGTGCCCGCTTCGTCAGAATTAGAAACGTATGCTGGCGGGCAAGCCCCATTACAACGAACACGGCGTCGATGAACCCGTCCGGGATATCCTCATGGAATAGATCCCCCATTGAGCTCACAAAAACCCAGCGCGGCCTTCGCCACCGTAGCGGGATGTCTAATGCGTCCGGATGTATCATCGGCGCGAACCCGTGGACATAGCGCGGCTGCCCCATCGCCTGTAGCCGCCGCGCCATCCGTGCGGCGTAGCAGTGTGCGCAGCCTGAACTCACCGGCGTGCAGCCGGTGGTTGGATTCCAGACGGCGTCGCACCATTCGATTCGGCTCTTAGCCATCAAGCTCTCCCATTTCTCTCAGGAGTTCCGCGTAGTTGCACTCCTCACACGGCTGGTAATCTTTTCGCCCAACGCGCATCTCCGCTGGCCACGGCATAAACCGTCCACAAATCACGCACCGCGGCGGCCAGGGGTGACCATGCAGTGGGCAGTCATCACCCGGTTCCAGGGCACCGGGTGAACAGGTGCACTCAGTCGCTTCACGGCAGATGTGTTCTTGCATTGCGCCTCTCCTGTGTCAACCTCTCAAGAGCGCGCCGAGCTCTCCCGGCAGTCACACCACTTATGGGCAGGTGTCGCACTCACCGTTGCCTCAAACGGCATGGTGGTCCCGTGGTTATTCGCGGCCCGCTTCGTGCGGCTGATCTTTTCTTTCATCCTGCTGTCCACACTCGTGTTCTCCATCAATGATTTCCAGCAGTGTCTCTACGTCTCGGCGGTAATAAGTCGCGTAGTCCAGTACGGCCCCGAGCCGCTTGCCGCTTTCCGTGCCTGAATCCGATGGCGTGTCGAACACGTCCAGCCACCACCAATCAGCACCGCCGAGATCGTGAATCTCGTAGTGGTTCGTGCCTTGCCAATCTGACTGTGCCAATATCGGGATCGGGCAATCCTTCCAGCTCCGCCGAATGCGAGCAATTATACGGCAGATTGCTTGATTCCCGTCGGCTTGAAGCTCCCTTAATGTTTCAGTGCTCATCGCTTGCCTCCGTACATGCGCTCCCACTCGCGGAGCACCCTTGCCACTAGCCGCCGCATCGGCCGCGTGTCGGTGTCGGTGCATTGCTCAAGGGCTTCAAGGCATGT